CGTGAGCGTAGAGACGGCGGCTCCATCGCCAATTACCATCGCTGGCGCGGTGTTGTTTCCCGCGTCGCCAATTCGCAAGGCTAAACGTGAGTTCCCGCTGTCTTCCGTGCGCCACCCATAAAGACGCTCTGCCACTCCTGCTGCCGTTGGCGGAACGGTATAAGTGAGAACTATCGTGCCTTCTGGCGGAAGCACTGAAGTGCCAGCAGCCGGTTGATCTCCATTCCGCGTCCCCGCCGCTCCTGTGGTGATGATGGGGGATGTGGCAAAGGCTCCGAGTTCGAGTTGAGCGCCCCAAGCGAGAATGCCGGACGTTCCATCGCCAGCAAACGACAGCGCAAAGCCGGTAGCGTTTTGGACGTTGATGCGAACGGTATCGTTTAACGCCGCTGATCCGACTAGGGCGCAACGATACCAGCCGTTTGGAAACGCGGTCGCCGTCATCGTGTAGCCAACGGACACGCCACTGACCGACCCGTTAGAAAGATCAACAATGCCGCCAGAGGTGCCGATGCGGATTGTCGCGAACCCATACTCAGCGGCTTTCAGGAAAACACTGAAACACGCCGTTCCCGCACTGTTAACCGCTGTCTGGTCAACGCGGTGTTGGGCGCTTGCCACTGTGGCAATGATCTTGTCGGCTGTTGTCGTGCCGTCTGGTGCCGAGCCAGCATTGGCGGTGACGGTGGTGTTCGTTGCGGTCCACGAAGCGTTGTCGAACTCGTTGGACCGAAGCAGCACGTTCGTCCGCGCTTCCTCAACCAGTATCCCCCGGTTCGTGATGCGGGGGACGCCCGTAGCAAACTGGATCACGTTGCCCGCGAGGTCCAGCGCAGTCGCCGTGCCGTTCGTGTCCGTGCGGGAAAACGTCCAGCCGGGGATGTTGGCAGGGCTATCCGTGCGGGTGTTGTTCAGGCTGAAGACGCCGCCCGCAAAGTTCAGGTCAAGGCCGGTCGAGGCCCCGCGCAGCAGGACAGCCCGGAGCGCCGCTCTCATGCGGACAGCGTCTTGATTAGCAGGGTTCGGGCCGCAGCCGTAGCCGTGAACCCGCCGTTGGTCACCAGATAGCCGAACAGCGAGCCGCCAGCGGGAACGGTGACCTGTTTAGCCAGCCCGGTCTGCTCAACGTAAAGGGTCGAGCCGAGATCGGCGGGAGTGCCCAAGGCAATCGAGCCCATGTAGGACGCCCGGTCGCCCGAGGGCAGGTCCCAGACCGCGTTGTCAGCCAGGGCCGAGGGCGGGGTCACGCTGTAAAGGTGCAGCGTGTAGGAAGTCTCGCCCGAAACCACCGAGGCGGCATCGACGCGCAGCCGCGTGTTGACGATCAGAACCTCACCGCCACCAGCCGGGCCGATGTTCGTAAGCTCACGGGCACCCTGCATGATGTCGCCCGCCAGATAGGCCGCAGCGGCGGGGGTGAAGGTGGCCGTCGAGGTAAAGCCCGAGCCTCCCACGGGAAGGGGCGCAGCGGCGCTGACGTTGACCGGCGCAGCGTCGAGTTCACCGTATGCCATCGCATACGAAGGGACGCTAACCGCCGGGCGTGTAACTTTAGTCATGATGAGTTCCCACTGTGCCGATCACTCAGCCGCCACTGGCGCTGGTGAAGGTTCGTTCGGTGTGTTGCTGTCGTCTGGCTGACTGCCGAGGCGGATTGTTGCCCCTTGAATATAAAGGTCGTCGCCGTTCGCCAGCGGCGGGCGGTTGTCGAGGTTGCGGGCTTCGTTCGGCGTCAGGATCGCCGTCTGGATGCCCTGCGCCATGCCAGCCATCCGGGTCGCAAAATCGCCGCGCATCATGGCGTCGAGGGAGTGTTCAACGTAGCGCCGGTTATTAGCGGCCCCGAACAGTTTCAGGTTCAGTTCTTCTTCCAGCGCCTTCGCCCATTGTGCGATCAGGTGCTTTACGAGGTGCAGGTCTTGCTGCTCGGTGTTGGAAAACGTGCCGTGTGTCAGGTCCTGGACGAAGACCGGCGGAAGGTTGAACAGTCGCGCGATCTCCTCAATCTGGAGCCGTCGCGCCTCGGTCATCTGACCCTTCGCCGGATCAAAGCCGACCGGCTTCAGTTCGTAACCCGCCGGGATCGGGAAGATCGCATCGCTGCCGCTCTTCGCCGCGTCAATCGACCGCTTGATGTCAGCCTGCGCCCGCTTGATCGCATCGGCACCGGCAGGCATTGGCCCGGTCAGCGCGAGAGGCGGAACACCACCGCCCGCGAAGAAGCCGGACGCATAATCGCCCATCGCAATTGCGAGACTGATCGCCTTCGCGCCCATGACCAGCGGGGAGTGAACCGCCAACTGGTCCGACTTCAGCATGAACGGCACGTCGATCACGTCGGCCGCCGGGTATTCCCTGTTATCGACCGTGTAAATCTTGCGGCCGTTTACCCGCTTCACGGTCGCCCGTGTCGAGTCAATCGGCCAAATCGCGTCCACGTTCGGACCGATGCGCTCGATCCACGCCAGCCCCCGGCCGCCCGTGAACACTTGTTGCCAGAAATACTGCCGAAACCCGAACGAGGTCCACTCGCTGTTAGGGGCCTCGTTCAGAACCCGTTGCAGCTTGCCGCCCGTCCGAACCGCCCCGGCGTCACCGGCATCGCGATAGGCATGAAGCGGAAGGTTCGCCAGCGACCGCGAAAGGAACGACACCGAGGCCGACACCGCCGGAACGGTCAAGGCGGCATCCAGGGTCACGGCGGGAAGGCCGTAGGTGTTGACGTTGAAGAACTGCAGGAAGTTCGCCGCGCTCACCGGGACGCGCGGGTCTTCCGGCGAGGCGCGGGTCTCGGTCTTGCCGATGTTCAGGCCGAACAGCTTCATGCAGCGGCCCCCATCAGGCTGAAGTTAGGATCGTCCCACGGCGAACACGCCTCGGGCTCGGCCGCATCCAGTCCGGCCACACCGACCGCCATCGCCAGACTGATCATTCCGTCGATCCGCCCGGTTGACTTGGACTTGTCCATCTTGCGGTTGCCCGCTGCGTCCTGAACGATGATCGCGTTAGCCGCGCACATCGTCATCACGGGATGACCACCGTGGCGGAACCGTTCGTGAAGGAACTCAATTTCGGCCCGGTCAACCGCCGGACCCATGCTGACGAAACCTTGGCCGAACTCTTCAAACGGCAGGACCACATCCAGCCGATCCAGTTCGGCCTGCAAGGTCTTCATCCGGTGCCGGTCGAACCCGATCTTGCGGATGTCCATGCCCTCGGTCAGCGCAGCGATGTCGCGCGCGACGAAGTCATATTCCACCGCAGGGCCAGGCGTGGCCTTCATAAACCCGTCCCGGACCCAAGCATCATAGGGCGTCCGGTCCTTTTTTGACCGATCCGCCAGCGTTGACTCTGGCGTCCAGAAGACCGGCTTAACGTGCCAGACCCCGTCCTTCATGGCGATTAAGACCAGCGCGGTCAGGTCGGTCGTCAGCGACAGATCAAGCCCGCCATAGACGGGGCCTTCATAGAAGGCCGCGTCATCAACCGGACCCGAACAGGCTTTCCAGATCGATGGGCTGACGAACGGGGTGTGACGCGTCACCCGTTGGTTCAGATACAGGTTCCGAAAACTGTTCTCGACCGAGGGCATTCGCTGCGCTTCGGCGGCCTTGTTCGTGATCTCGACTAGCGACCTAAATGAGCCCAGCGCCGGGTTCGCCGCTTCCCATGCCTTCGGATCGCCCATGTCCGCATCTTCGGACGCGGCGTAAACGTGACAAACGATGGTTGGATCACCCGACCGCTTCGCATCGTCGATCCTGATTGACAGCATATCCGCGTCGTTCGGGGCCTGCGTCGAAATCACAATCTGCAAGGCGTCGTCGTATGCGCCCTGCGCCGTCTCAATCGCCTCGATAAACGGGTCGAACTCGCCCCGAACCTGACCCATCTCATCGTGGATTGCCAGCACGGGGGACAGACCGTGAGCCGTCCCAGCTTCCGCCGCGAGCGCTTGATACTCGGTGTTCATTGTCAGGCCGTGGAGCGTCTTGCCCGATGGCGTCGCCTTGACGATGGCCCGGAGTTCGGGCGAGAGCGCGACCATCTTGGCCGCCAGGCTGTAAACGATGGCCGCTTGTTTCCGGCTCCGCGCACCCGACACGATCTGGCTATTCTGTCGCGCCTCGGGTCCGACCAGATGCGCCAGCACAATCGCCGCGATCAGTCCGCTCTTGCCGTTTTTACGGGCAACCGAGAGGATTGCTAATCGCGTCCCGGCCGGGTTGTCGTAGATGTCCCGAATGAACTTAATCTGGAATGGCTCCAGAACCATCGGCTTGCCGACGTGCTTTCCTTCAGGGACGCGGCAGTATCTTCGAATAAACGCCAGAACCCTGTCGGCGCGGGTCAGTTGAAGATTCCGGGCCTCGCCAGCAGATCATCACCCGCCAGCGGATTGCCCGCCTCAATCTCTTTCGCCTGTGCCCGGCGCTTGCCCACGTCCCGCGCTTCACCCGCTGCCCGACCATGAATCGACAGCGACTGACGCGCGCTCTTGATCTGGGCGTGTAAGCCGTGAACCACCGACACCCTCGGATTGGTCATGGGCGTCCCGGCTGCGTTAGCCTGAACCTCACCCTCGGCCCGCAGCTTGCGCCGGTTGTCCACCAGGGCCGCCATCGCGTTCGCCAGATCAGACGCACAAGTCAGGTCGTGGTCCGTCCATTCACTCAGAGCCCGCGCCTTGATGATCTCCGACCAGAACGGGCCAGCGTCATCATCAAGCGGCGCATGGGCTGGCGGCTCAATCGTCCGGGTCGCCTTGACCATAACCTCAACGGCGGCGGTCGTGCTGTCGATCCGCTGCTTACGGGCTTTGGTCATTTGGCCTCGCGCGTGTGCGGGGAAACTGGGTTAGCGTTGGTTTTGCAC